ACAGTCCGACTCCCTAAACAATTCACAGCGCACAGCCACACGACATGGCTGACTACCCAGGTTCCCCTGTTTACTGCCCACCTCCTGCGACGGAAGCACACACATGCGACTAGCCAGTTGTTGATCGGACACGGTACACCCATGCCCAAACTTTTGCAACATGCATGTTAGTGTTTCTTTTGTCACTCCGGGGGCTTTGGTTATTCCCTTCCTTGGGCCTTCGGGGTGACACTCACATACGGAAGGAAACCACATGAGCAAGTTCACAGAAGTATTGTCAACTAAACAACACCTGTCTGTAGAGGACAAGATTAAGAACAGCCTTGATCCTGATTCACTCAAAGACTTCATGGAAGCAATGAAGAACCCCGGCATAACAGCTGCGTCTATCTGCCGTGCACTAAAAGATCTAGGCGTAGAAGTTTCTGTCATGAGTTTACAAAGATGGAGGCAGAAGTGAGTAGTAAGTTCCAGCAGACTGTAGAGTTGCAGAATGAAATTGCAGAACTTAGGCGCGCTCTTAAAACAAGCCAGCTCTCAGAGTCAAGATCAAGGATCAAATCCCAAGGTGTTATTGATGCGGTATATCGTGCTGCTAAAGATGCGTCTCTCGCTACGGGCAATGCACGCACAGCACCGACGCTACCAAAGAAAGATGTTCGCAAAACAAAACCAGAAGTAGCTCTTGTTCATGCAACCGATTGGCAATGTGGAAAGAAGACACAGTCATACGACATTGAAACTCTTTCCAAGAGAATCGAAACGTTTGCACAAAAGGTTATTGAACTCACAGAGATACAGCGAGCTCATCACCCAGTAAAAGAATGTGTGCTTATGTTTGGTGGCGACATGGTAGAAGGCGTATCCATCTTCCCGGGCCAAGCATATGAAATCGAAGCGCACCTATTCGAGCAGTTGTTCGAGGTGTCTCGGATCATGGAACAGATGGTTCGCACATTCTCTGCCTACTTTGAGAAGGTATCCATTGTGTGTGAGTACGGTAACCACGGACGGATTGGTCGCAAGGGCGACATGCCAAACGGGGACAACATTGACCGTGTTGCATACAAGATAACTAGTGACCGAACCAAAGACCTGAAGAACGTGACATGGCAACAGTCGCTGGACTGGTATCAGATAGTTGAGATCGGCAAGTACAGAGCATTGCTCGTGCATGGTGACGAGATCGGATCATACGGAGGCATACTCCGCAAGGTGAGTTCATGGTCTACTGGTGTGGTTGAACCATTCGCTGACTGTTATGTGGGACACTTCCACACTCCGACAACATTGACCATGGCTAATGCCGGGCGTATCTTTGTATCCGGATCACCAGAGTCACACAACGAGTATGCGCGTGCGTATGTAGGTGCAGTTGGTAAACCATCACAGCGCCTCCACTTCATTGATCCAGACAAGGGCCGTGTAACTGGAGAGTACACATGTTGGCTTTAATCACGCGCGTGTGCGCGTGCGTATATGACGGGGTCATCCCGCGCCCCCCAGTATGTGGGGAGAAACTGGACGACGCCGATGAATGAGCCGCTCACCTATATATACGTGACCTGGAGGGACGCGCACTCCGGCACCACTACATGGACGCAACCAACGGAGATAGATCCGGAGCCGTGCATTGTGAGGACATCTGGATTTCTTCTGGCTGAATCAGAAGGTGGCAAGCCAGAGCACATCACCGTGTTCCAATCGATCACCCCAGATGGTGACATCGATCACGTGTTGCACATCCCAGTCAAGATGATTGTGGATTTCAAGTGTGTCCAGGTTGACTTTGACGCAGGGGTTGTCATAACTCGATCAACCCAGTAGCGTGATCCCACCCACAAGGAGGGAACATGGAAGAGAACAGATATCAAATTACAAAGCCAACGCATGGCAGCCAAGAATGGTTGCTTGCTCGCTGGCAAGATGACAAGGGTCGCAAGCGCATAGCCGCTTCTACCGCAGCAGCAGTACACGGTGAACATAAGTACATGACACCCGGAGATCTTGCTACCGAACTATTGGCAAGTGAACCACCAATGCCAAAGCCACCAACCCAGGCTATGGAGCGTGGCAACCGCATGGAACCGATGATTATTGAATGGGTTGCAGACGAAGAACGCATTGAACTATTCACCCCTAATGAGTTGTATTGCTACGACGATGGTCGCGCCCGTATGGTTGCCACCCTTGACGCACAAGACGGAACAGGAACCCCATTTGAAATCAAGACGATCAACAAGAAGTGGGACGGCAAACTCCCGCCACATTGGTACTGGCAGGGAGTGCAACAGTCCATCTGTTCAGGGATGCGCGACATTGAATGGCGTGTCTTTGATAGCGACATGGTTATCCACCGCTATAAGCAAACCGTTTCGTCTGACGAGCGTCAGGTACATATCGAGGCAGTTGCAAAGTTTCTTGAGGCGATAGACCTAGGGGACGTGCCTGATACGGCAATCATGTCGTACGAAAATATGAGTGAGTTGTATTCCAAGTCGCTACCATTGCAGGTAGAACTTCCGGCAGAAGCATCACTCATGATTGCTGATCTTGAGAAGGTCAAGCAAGGTATCAAGGCGCTGGAAGAAAGAGAAAGTATTCTCAAGGCGGAACTTGGGAAGCTACTGCAAGAAGCAGAAGAAGGTGTGATCGACGGGGAGGTCGTGATCACCTGGAAAGAACAGAAGCGTACATCGTTTGACACAACCCGATTTGACAGAGAGCGTCCGGAGTTGGCAAAGTTGTACAAGAAAGACACGAAGTTTCGTGTAATGAAAACCAAAGGAAGGAAATAACAATGGCATCATTCAACTTAGATAACTACGAAACCGTAGAAGATCGACTCGTTAAGTTTTGGAACGAACATCAGGATGGAAGAATCCTTACGTCTGTCCATTACTACGACGACAACCGTATTCTTGTGCGTGCAGAGATCTACTTCAACCGTGAAGACGATCGTCCTGTAGCAACCGGATACGCAGAAGAACTTCGTGGTGCATCTCCGGTCAACCGGACAAGTCATGCCGAGAACGCAGAGACCAGCGCAATTGGGCGCGGACTGGCAAACTGTGGTTACGCAGCTAAGGGTTCACGCCCTAGCCGTGAGGAGATGGAGAAGGTACAGCGCATGGGTTCTACACCTGCACCATCAAAGCCAGTTGACAATCGTTCAACAGATGAGATCATCAATGGACTCATGGATACCTTTGGTGCAGAGAAGGTTGACAAGCCAGCACCAGTTATCAAGAACCCAGGTGACTTAGCAACAGAGAAGCAGGTCAACATGATCCGTGCAATCCTGTCAGGTCAGGGCATCAAGGGTCAGGAAGTATTGGATCTGTGTGGTGCAACCATCGGTCGTGAGTTGGATAGCTTTGACACCTTGACCAAAGGCGAAGCATCAATACTTATCACCAAGTTCAAATGACATTCGACGAATGGATGAGGGTCGGCCTGGACAATGGCTGGGCTGGCCCTCCCGTTTGTTACACGCATGACGGAATACCTTGCTCACTTGAAGAGGAAGAACTAGACGATCATTGCATGCATGTCATCCGGTTATACGAAAGCAACGAACACAAGCTGAAGGTTGAGGACAACCACAGTCCTTCGGTATGGAGGAACAGCTATGACAGATGAGAGGAAAGGTGAATGTGAAGGAAACAAAGACAAGTGCAACGCTGTGGGATGCCCCCTATTCGGGACGCTCGGACGACCGGGTCGTGACGGTGCGCGTCGGATTAGAAACTGTGGTGACCCTGCAGCTAGGGGTAAAAGGAACCGCACTAAAGGCGATTCGAAGGCGCGTCGAGCCCGTAAGAAACTTGGGTTGGGCGGTCACCTTACCCGTCACGAGGAGAACTGGGGTGGTGCTTTTCGTTGCGAGATCAAAGCAGGCGCTCAGGTTGGTCCGATTTGGACGAGGTTCAGAGATGCTAAAGCCCAAAGTGACACGGCTAAATCGCTGGGCGATAATCGTCCGTTTGTAATGGTGGCTATGCCTGACGGTACAACCGAAGGTGTAGTGCTAATGACGCTCACGGAATTCACAGAAATTGTAAGCCTTATTCCATAAGGGTTAGAGAAGGAAACTATAATGGGAGGGAACGATGAACAGACTTACTCGGTGCTTTATTGCGCCCCTACTCTGCATCGGAGTTATGACAGCAGAAGCAAAAGCGGCTGGCGCTCCGGAGCACCCGAACTCACCTGCCCCTGTGGGGATACGTGCAGATGTGAGATCGTTGACGACCCCGATCCAATTCCGACATGGGGATATCTCATGGTTGAGGGATCTAGCCTTGGCCGCTGGGTGGAAGGAGCATCAGCTCAAGAGACTGGGTCACATAATCTTGAGGGAGTCTGGTGGGTGCCCCAACCGTAGAGGCGGGGACATAGTGGACAAGAACTGCAACATCACCGGAGTAGCTGAGTGGAATCACAGATCTGACACCGGTCTGATGCAGATCAACGGCATTCACTGGAAGCAAGACCATGCTCAATACCAAGGCCTAGTCTGCAAGCAGATGAAGGTATGCGATCAGGATAAACTACTTGACCCACTAACAAACTTAAAAGCTGGGCGACTCCTGTTCGAAGTAGCTGGATGGAGTCCCTGGTTCACGAACTGAGGACAGATGACAAGTCAGAAACGAAGGGAACTTATGGCTGAGATACTCGACGAGTGGAAGCTAGTAAATAAAAAGTTTGAGTGGACAGACAAGGCTGCATGCAAGGGAATGACAGAGATGTTCTTTCCGGAGAAGGGTGACTCCGACGGTACTGTCAACAAAGCAAAAGCTGTATGTGCTACATGCTCAGTCAAGGATGACTGTTTGGAATTTGCGTTAGACAACTCGTTCACCTATGGTGTGTGGGGTGGCATGAGTGCACGCCAACGAAAGACTTACAAAGCAGAACTAAGAAGGGCAAAGCGATGATCAACACACATGCGCTGCTTAATGCATCAAAGTTTCTACGACGTGTGTATGTTGGTAGAACAGAAGAGCAAGCACTACACGATACGCTCGAAGCAATTGACACAGAGATACACAGACAACTAAGGGAGAAAGCTAATGAAGCCAGAAAACATAGATCTATTCATTGATCGTTTGTGCGGTGTGTTCCCAAAGGACAACGTCGCACGCAACACAGTCAAGCGAGCATGGGGTGCAGATGAGTTCTTGCTCCGCGCATCGATAGAGGACGGCAGGAAATGCCTGTCAATACTAGAGAAAGACAAAGGGTTCCCGTCACTCAACCGAGTCAAAGAAGTATTGCGTGGTCTAGCTCCGGTCAAAGAACACTCAAGGTACTGCAACAAGTGTGAAGGTTCAGGGTGGGACACAGGCATGCGTCTTAAGCGTGACTACTCCAAAGAAGATGAGACATGGAACATGGTCAAGACTCCATACGAGATTGAGAAGTTCGGCCATGTCTATAGTGTTGTACGCCTATGCTCATGCAAGAAGGAGGAGATCGAAGCCTATGACGCAGAGACAATGGAAATGTCCTATCTGTGAGATGACTCTCACTACATACATTGAACCGAAGGGTTCCCCGATATGCTTCAACAAGAACAAACATTCATCTGTAGCAATAGAGATGGTAAGCAATGAGAAGGAGAAAAAACATGGTCGCTCTTACAGAGACTGACAAAGATCAGGTAGAGAATCTACTTACAGAAATACTTACGCTTGCATTACTTGCAGCACCACACATCCGGCCGTTGATAACAGACATAGCTATTGGTGTTGCTGATCTGTTACCGGAGCAAGCTGTCGAACGTAGCAAAGATTACGCACAGTACAGAGCAAAAGAGATGAGTGAAATCTGGTAGACCTACCGCTACCGCTACCACTACCGAAGTAGTTGTGTAGGAAACCGCCCTCCCCCGTCGTCGGGGTGGGGTGGGGCGGTATTTGGCGGCGAGTTGCGAGATCGGCGGGGCGGTGCTATCGTGGAATTGCGAGCCGATCCCTCGCGATTATCTAAATCTCTACTGGGTCTTACCCCTTTCTACCCCAGTAGATGAGAGTCCACTAACACTCTCGGACTACTTGGCTGACATACCCAAGTTGAGTTAGTGAGTATGTCTCTTATTGCTTGTAATCCGTGAGTACCTAAGGTTGGTATCCCATATCCGTAACCCCCTGACCTTAGGTATTCACGGGTCATAAGCACCCCTTGTGACCATTTACCAAAACCAATACAACAAGGGAGAAAAAGAAAATGGAAGAAATCACTAATGCGTTTACCCCACTTGATCCATTGGGTCAATGGGAACAAGCAGACTTCGCTCTAGCCAATGGGCTTGGACGAGTTCTGTTCTATGGTGCGCCAGGAACTGGTAAGACATTCTACGCAATGAATTACCACCTCAACGGCAAGCCTTCTTACCGTCTCATCTGTAACGACGAGATGACTGAAGCACATATCCTTGGTATGTGGAAGCCAACACTTAGCGACAACGGTCATTTGACCCACACATTCCAAGAAGGTGTAGCAGTAAAGGCTTGGAGAACTGGTGGTCGTTTGGTCATTGACGAGATCAACCACGCTAACAGCGCTGTGACTAGCGTTCTTATGGCAATGATTGACACTAGCCATAGTTCCTCTTGGCAAAACCCAGAGACTGGTGAGATCGTCAAGCCACATCAGGACTTCTCAGTCGTTGCCACTATGAACGGTGAGCCTGAGGATCTTACTCGTGCTATCCAAGATCGCTTGGTAGTTCAGTTAGAGATCACTCAGCCACACCCTGACGGAGTTGCTTCTTTGCCTGAATACCTACGAGACATTGCGCTTTCGTTTGGTAGTCGTACTGGCAAGGATCGTTACTCGTTGCGTAACTTCGTAGAGTTCGCTGACCTTTACGGCAAGACTGGTAACCTTCAGCACTCTGCCCAAGTGTGTTTGCCTCGTATCCAAGAAACACTTGTAGACACCATTGCTCTCGCAAAGGTAGGTGCGTAATGACTACGACCCTAGAACTTGCTAAGAGCGTTGAGCAAAACCTCAACGACTACAAGAAGCTTGGCTTTGATATGGATAAGGCTTGCCTTTATGGCGTTGATGGTGATGGGCTTATTGTTCTTTGCGATAAGAACGGTGATGTCTATGAACTTCTTGACGGCTCTGATGTCGCTGATTACCTTACGGTTTACAGCCATATCGCAGTAGCCACTACGGGTTGGGCTTCACCAATAACCGATGATGAAGTTGCTAATGACGTTCCACCATCAAAGCACAAAGACCGCAGGCGTGTACGCCTTATGGTTCTTGCTGACAAGAACAGTATGGCTAGTGTGTTGCGCTTTAGTGATGAGCCTGATGAGATCATTACTGACGAGGGCAAGGCTCTTGGCGCATTGGCTGACGCTATCAACGAAGCAACCAAGAGAGCACCTAGTGCTAAGCCTTGGGACTTCTTGGTAGGTGACGACAATGAGTAACAACCAACACACACTTGTCCCTGAAGCGTTGCGTCAGAGACCTGATCTACCCCATAACCGATATCAGTCAGGCTCTTTGCCTATGGATATCTCAGGGGTATCAGTCACCTTTGGCACACCGACCAAGGCTCACACATACTCTGCCCCTACTGGTGAAGGTGATGTAAGTCGTAGGCTTAGGCGCTTTGCTCTTACGCTTACTCGCTTTCAGTTACCCAAAGCCAAGGCTCTCGCTAAGCGTTGGGGTGTAACCGATAGCGCATTATCAGCAACGACCAACATCATTACGGCTAAGGCTTTCGCAGAAGCCTTTAGTGATGATCCGACTAACGGCACTATCAACCCTGATGTGTTGATCTCGTTGCTCAATGAGCCAAACCCCAAGCCCGAAGTATTTATGAAGGCTTTCTCTTTCATAGATACTGGTGTCTATCAGCAAATACTCAATGGCATTACCGACCCAGAGCAAATGATCTATATGCGTAGTGTCAAAGATGATGTGATTAGTCACTTCACAACTGGTTGGCGTTGGAGTTACATCAAAGACATCAACTCGGCTACCCCATACCGTAGGAAAGAGGGCAAGAGGTGGTATAAACACTTGGCTTCTTACCTAGATCACAAATCCAATGACGGTGCTAGCGAGTTCTCTGAAGCGCAGAAGTCTGAGCGCAAAGGTGACAAGCGAGACGGTGAAGCAGGTAGGGGTAAAGCCCAAGTAGCCGAAGGCGATGGGTGGTTTCCACTCTTTGTCTCTAAGCCTGACTTGCCTCTAAACCATACGGGCAAACTCGGTAGGCGAGAGATCGCTTGTGACGAAGGCTCTGTGCCTAAGTACCTAACTCGTTGGGTTACTGACCCTGAGCGTAGGGTTTACAGTCGCAAGACCAAGTCTCTTGGTGCTGTTGTTGTTATGGACTGTTCAGGGTCTATGTCTCTTAGCGAGCGTGACCTTCAGCAACTTATGGACAACACAGCAGGGGCTACTGTGCTTTGCTACTCAACTGGCAGTAGAGCAGACGAGGAACACCCTAACGCTTGGATAGTTGCCCGTAAGAACAGGCAAGTACGGCGTTTGCCTAACTTCCCCGGCGGTAATGGTTGTGACGCACCAGCGTTACGCTATGCCCTTACGCTACGGGATACGACCAAGCAACCTATCGTTTGGGTTACTGACTATGGCGTTACAGGCAAAGGCGATTACAGCAATGACGCATTGGTCAATGAGTGTAAGGCTTTGGTCAAGCGTCACGGCATTATCGTTCAGCCTGATATCAGAACAGCAATAAAGAAACTCACTCAACTACAAGGAAAGGCATAAGCCAATGGATAACAACGAGAAAGACCTAATGGCAGAACTAGAGGGCATTATCAACAACGCTGGTAGTGACTATTTAGACAAGGCAGAACAAGAGGCTAAGCACGTCTTTAGCGAGATGTGTAAAGCCTTTGACGCTGATCTACCCAACGACCTAGAGACAATTCTCTTGGGTATTCAGAGGGTTGATGATGAAGAGGAGATAGCCGAAGCCAAAGCAGGTATGCGCCCTTCGGTCAAGTCCCAATTCCTAGAGGATCTTGACGATCCTGAAGCCCAATGTATGAGGGTAAAGCCCATTATCGGTAGCCTAGAGCCTGATCACTTTATAGATATGCTTCACGATACCGAGACGGCAATGCTTCTTAGTGCTTGGTTTGAGCCATACTCTTTGGTCTCTAGGGTCAAGCGCAACGGAGTTACCCTTCACGTAATGGCATTACCTAGTGCGATTACATACATCAAGACCCTTGCTACTGGTGACAAGATCACCAAGTATTGGGGTAACAATCGTAACGCTGACGGTAAGATCGTTTACCCTGAGCCTTCAGACTTTGATGAGAAGTACGAGTTTGACCTTGTGCGAGGCACTTACAAGTACTTGGCTATGCCAATGGAGATGAAGCAAGATAGCCCAAAGGCTTACGAGACCTTGCTAGAAGCCATTAGCGAGAAGGTACAGCGTCAAGTCCGTAACTCTTTCGGTGATGATGACGATGAGGCTTAGCCTTACTAGCCGAGAGGTAATCGGGTTGATCATTGGCTTGCTGAACCAAGACGGTGAGGACAAGACCGATGGAGAAGTGTTAGACGAGATATGGCTAACGCTTGAGTACCACGGTTACGATGTCAAGATGTCCAGCCACAATGGGGAAGGGAGAACGGTATAGAGGATTAGATGAGTAATGCTCTAGCTGTATTGGTATTAGTCATAGTGATTACACTCGTGGCTAATAGGTAAAGTGGCTAGTACCTAGTGTCAAGTGCTTACCCTGATCGGAGTGCTTGGCACTAGGGCTACCGCTACCGCTACGACTTAGAGTTATGCGTAAAGGCTTCGCCCCTTCCCCGTTCGGAGTGGGGAGTGGCGGTAATGGTGGTGGAATTGCGGCGAGTTGCGGAGTGTCGGAATTGGTGATAGCGTTGTTGGTGTGGCAGTCCGCCACTAGCCCTAAGGGGTCAATAAAGTAAAGGAGTAGCAATGGCTACTAAGCAAGAAGCAAAGAAAGCGGTAGGTGCTTTCGGTATCCTTACTGGAAGCAAGAAAACCAATGACGCTATCTATTGTGCCAAAATGTGGCACGGTCAGAAGGTGTCAGAAGGTGACATCGTAGTCCTACTGAATTGGAAGGGACACCAAACACTTGTGGAGTTAGGCAAGAAGGTGGATAGCGTCTCAGCCGATCCTAGTAAGGGACAGATGGGCTATGACCGTTATGAATTGGTGCTGAATAAGTAAGTACCAATAAGTAATGCCAAATGGGTAGGTAGATCCTTAGGAAACTAGGGGTCTGCCTGCCCACCCCCACCCCCCCTAGGGGGTAATACCCATCCTGTATATGTGTGTATTTGTTTTACAAACCACCGTGATATATGACAAAGCAAATAGTAAACCACCTGTGTATGTGTGTGGCCGCTTCGAGGCGGCTTGAGGGATGTGTGTAAGCTCCCCCCACGGTTCGCTCCTTCTAGAGCTGGTCGCCGTAGCCAAGTATTTAGCCGACACCAAGTTTGAGATTACGTTTCTCACGCCGCTCCTCTACATGACATAGAGGTCTACCCGCGTTCCCGCGTGTTCTTGACCCGCCCCGAGCGAATGGGGTACGTCCGTGCTACTTGCCAGTTGTGGGATAGATACTACACCCATGGTGTACAGTTGACAACATGCGCAATATAAATTTTTTCGGTAGCTTGAGTGACTTCAAGAAGTCGATTGGTATGCAGGCTGACGCTGATCGCAAGACAGCTGAAGCTATGCCACTAGTACAACAGGACCTTGTGGACATTCAGAACTTTGCAGGTACTCTTCCTCCGGGGCAAGCACTTGCTCCACACATTGTTAAGCGTCAAGAAGAGGGAAAGAAGTTTGTGTACGAAAACAGACTATACAAAACTAAGCCTAAAAAAGTAAAAACAGCTAAACCAGGTAAGTAGTGGCTAAAAAGCCTGCTGATATTTGGGGAGTTCCTATCCCTAGTGCAAGCGACGTGGTCAGCTATTTGAATAACGCCGTCAACCAAGGCCGTGTTGCATCTGGAGACAAGCAAGCCATGACTCCTGGCGATGTGGGAGTTCGCACCATGGGTCAAGGTGTTTCTTTAGTAAACGATTACATAAACCCATATGCAAACACAACGAAGCAACTGCTTGGTGTAGCTGCAGGTAACCCTGGAGCAGAAGCCAAGTTCGCTAGGTCACTAGCCAAAGATTTCGCTATCACTGCAGCTGGTGTTGGTATCGGAAAAGCTGCAGATGTCGGTATAAAGGCTGCTCAAAAATCAGGACTTACAGCAAGAGCTTATAACGCTGCAACTGGACAAAAGGTTTTACTTTCTGGAAGGCAGACAGCGGGTTATAGCCAAATAATCGCTCATGGTGGAAAGTATTCAAATGACCCTGAACTAGCCAAACATGCTTGGACGTGGTTTGATAATCCTCAAGCCCCAAACTACAGAGCCCCAAAATTAAACCCGGTTGGGTCAGAAGCATTACCATTTGCTCACCAAGGTGGAACCCTTTATGCAGTAAGAGGAAAAAGTTCTAGTTTTGTTAATCAGCAATTAAATCCGGTTAACTGGGAAACAGATACTGTTGTCAGGTCTTTGGCCCCTCAACGGGTTGTTGGAAGCATTCCAATTCAACACGCCGGAATGACGAGCTATCAAACTGAAATTATGTCTATGCTTAAAAAAGCTGGATTCAAGCCACCAAAGGTTGTTAAGAAATAATGGCTAATAAACCAAAAGATATCTGGGGTCTTCCAATACCAAGTCCAAAGGATGTTGTTGATTTTATGAACAACGCCGTTAACCTTGGGCGTACTGCTTCTGGCGATAAAGCTGCCATCCTTCCGGGGGACAAGGGTGTTCGTACTTTGGGCATGGGTATCTCGATGACTAACGATTACCTTAACCCATATGCCAATACCACCAAGCAACTGCTGGGTATGGCTGCCGGAAACGAGGGGGCACAGGCCAAGTTCGCCAAGTCCCTAGCTCGCGACGTTGCTATTACTGGAGCTGCCGTCGGTCTTGGTGCCGTAGCTGGTAAAGCGATCACCGCAGCTGGCAAGACTTCAACTGCTCAAAGGATTGGTAATGCCGTAAGAGGGGAGACCGTCGTTGTGCACGGCTCGCCAATTCCTGGAATCAAAACCATCGAGCCACGTACAGCATTGCAGAATGATGAACTTGGACCACAGGTGTGGTCAATGAGGCCAACAAAAACAGCTACTGTAAAAGATGTGGTGGAAACAACTTACCCATATGCAAATAAGGGGAGAGCCATGGGTGGTCAAATATATGTTGCAAAGGTTCCTACTAAAGCAACAAACATGAATCCAGTTATCAAAGAACAAGAGTTGTCTGCTGTTGAAAAGTTTAGGTTAGAGAACTATGGAATTAAACCAACACCACGACCAAAGATCAAACCAAACAAAGAGTGGTTGATTAGGTCTTCGCAGCCTGGAAAGGTTGTTTCTGAAATTTCAACTGAAGGCAAGTCTATGCAAGAACTTACAGAAATTCTTAAAAAAGAACTCAAGTCTGCTGGTGTAAAAGTTGAACCAAACAAAGTTCAAAAACTATTGAATAAAGCCGAAGCAGCAAAAATGGCAAAGCGCCAAAGAATTGCAAACCAAAACTCCGTAGTTTAAGGAATCAATGACAAAAGGTAGACGGGC